CTTAACTTTGTTGCTGCTCGCTCTGCGATTAACTTCAGCGAAGTTGGTGCGTAATTTAAAGATAAATAAGAAAGAACAAGGAGAGAATTAAATGGCAAACATTGCTGATTTTAAAGCGCAGATGATTGGTGGTGGTGCTCGCCCTAATCAATTCCGTGTTGAATTAACATTCCCATCTTATGTTACTCTAGGTGTGGTAGCTGGACAGCGTGCACAATTTTTGTGTAAAGCTGCTCAGTTGCCTGCATCCACTATCGAGACTTTACCAGTCTTGTATCGTGGTCGCCCAGTTAACTTTGCTGGTGAACGAACATTCCAACCATGGACTGTGACGATTTACAACGACACCACATTTGGTATCCGTAATGCTCTAGAGCAGTGGCAATCAGGTATTCAGAATTATAATACTACTAATGGTCGTATTAATCCTACTGAATATCAAGTTGACTTATCTGTCCACCAACTAGATCGTAATGGTGCAACTATTAAGTCTTACAAATTTGTTGATGCATTCCCGACAACAATTTCCGCAATCGGTTTAGATTACGAGCAACAAAATGCAATTGAACAGTTTGATGTAGAGTTCCAATACAACTTCTTTACTTCAAATACTGGTGCAGCATCTGGCTTTGGTGTCAATGTTTCTATTGATACTCCAGTTGGTAGCTTCCCACTTTAATAATTAACTGAAGGTTATTACATAATGCAGATTTTTGGATTTGAGATAAAGCGTAAGGACGAAGATCAACTACCGAGTGTAGTTCCTCCAAGTCCAAATGAGACAGGAGCAACCGTAGTAAACACTGGTGTAAATGCTGGTGGATACTACGGTATGGTCATGGATCTTGAAGGTGTTATCAAGAACGAAAATGATTTGATCCGTCGCTACCGTGAGGTGGCACAGTATAGTGATTGTGATGGTGCGATCGAAGATATTGTTAATGAAGCCATTGTGGCTGATGAAACGCATAAATCAGTTGAGATTGTTCTTGACGAAGTTAAAGTTTCAGACAATATTAAAACTAGAATTCGTGAAGAATTTGATAGTGTACTCCGTATATTAAAGTTCGATGAAAGAGCGCATGAAACTTTCCGTGCATGGTATATTGACGGAAGATTATATTATCAAATCCTTATCGATGAAGCAAGAGTTAAAGATGGTATTCAAGAATTAAGATACATCGATCCTCGTAAAATTCGTCGTATTAAGAATATCAAAAAAGAAAGAACACCACAAGGTGTTGAAGTTGTAAAAGAAGTAGAAGAATACTATCTTTATAACGACAAAGGTATTACCGAGCAAACAACACATGGTGTTAAGTTGGCTCTAGATTCAGTGGTCTATGTTCCATCAGGATATGTAGATCCAAATACTGGTATGGCAATGTCTTATCTTCATAAGGCAATTAAACCAGTAAATCAATTAAAGATGATCGAGGACTCCCTTGTCATCTATCGTATCAGCCGTGCGCCTGAACGAAGAATTTTTTATGTTGATGTAGGTAATTTACCTAAGTTGAAAGCAGAGCAGTATGTAACGGACATTATGAATAAGTTCCGTAACAAAATTGTTTATGATGCAACAACTGGCGAAACTCGTGACGATCGTAAACATCTTTCTATGATGGAAGATTTTTGGATGCCTCGTCGTGAAGGTGGTAAAGGCACTGAGATTACTACACTTCCAGGTGGACAAAACTTAGGTGAGATTCAAGACATTGAATACTTCCAAGGTAAATTATTTCATGCGTTAAATGTTCCAGCTAGCCGACTACAACAGTCTTCAGGTTTTAGTATTGGTCGTGCTCAAGAAATTACTCGTGATGAAGTTAAGTTTAATAAATTTATTATTAGACTTCGTAAGAAATTTAATGCATTATTTAACCAAGCACTTCGTGTTCAGTTAATATGCAAAGGTATTATCCGTCCAGATGAATGGGATGATCTTCGTGTTAATATTAAATACGATTACATCGAAGATAATAACTACGCTGAACTGCGTGACAGTGAAATTATGCAAGCCAGAATGGGCTTACTACAAATTGTAGACCCATTTGTTGGTAAGTATTATTCACAAGACTGGGTTAAGAAAAACATTCTTCGTTTGGATGATAAAGAAATTAAAGACATCCAGAAAGAAATGAATAAAGAACAAGATATTATGATTCAGCAAGCAACTGTTCAAGGAGAACTTCAACAGGCAATGCAACAACCAGCGATGGATGCACAGGCTGAACAACAGCAACAAGCTGCACAAGCGCAACAGCCTCAGCAAGATCAAGGTGCTCAAGATCAAGAAGCTGCTGCTGAAGCAGAACAAGAAGATACACAACAGAGCAAAGGTAAAGTTACCAATCTAAAAACTGGTACTTGGCCAAATTAACAGGAGAATATTATGAGTGAAACAGTACAAAATTTAGTCCAAGCAATTCAAGCTGGCGATGCCCTTGAAACAGAAAATGCTTTTGCAGATGCAATGGCAGAAAAGTTATCTGTTCGTTTAGATGGCATGCGCCAAGATGTTGCACAAAGTATGTTTGCGCAAGCAGCAGAACAAGAAACTGCTACAGAAGAATAATGCGTTACCACGAGTTTACAAAATCTCTAAACCGATCTGATGTTGTTGAAAGCATTAGGTCTTATCTTCAGTTAATCGAAAGAACTGAAGAAGGAAAGGTTTTGATAAATGGTATTGAAACAGAATTTACAAGTTTAGAAGAAGCAAGACAATACATTAAACAAGACTACATTTCGCAACAATTAGAAGAACAAGTATCAAAAGACCTATACGAAGAACTATCAGAACATACAGTTGCTAATATTATTAAAGAATATCACGACATTAAAGTTACCGATACATTAATCGAAAATTATATCAAACTTGCTTCTTCTCACATGTTTAGTGTAGACCCAGTTGTTCAAGGCATTCGTTCTCTTAATAAACTGGACAGATTGGTTGAGGGTAAATTGCATTATGTTCTTAATGATGAGTCGATTGTAACTATTGACGAGCGTACTCAATTACGCCTAAATAACTTATTACATAAGCAAACAGAAATTATTGAGTATATGAGAGAGTCGAAAGAGAACTTCTTTCATGTGCTTACAAAATTAGAGGAACAATAAGATGGCAATGACTATCACAACCCTTAAAAATACAAACCAGGAAACTGTGATTCATTTCGCATCTTCTTTGGCAGAGTCTGGCACTATTACTATTGCCAACTTAACTGCTGGTACTCAAGCAAGAAATGCTGATACTCCTGCAGTCAATATAGTTAAGTGGCAAGTAACAGGTGAGTTGGCTTCAAAGGTTAATATTGTGCGCAATAGCAAAAATGTTATTTCTTGCGCACCTGAAAATGCTCCTTATGCAGAATTAAATGCGTGGGGTATTCCACTTTCTAATGATAACACTTTTGATATCGTTATTACTAATGCTGCTGCAAAAGATATTACTGGTATTTTAGTTCTCCGTAAAGTTGCTGGCTGGTCTACTAAAGTTGAAGACGCTACTTTTGGTGCTTACGATAACCCAGCAGTTGTAGGGAGTTAATCATGAGACTAATTAGAGAAGTTTTAGATACCACAAACCTTATTGTTGAGTCAAAACTCGGCAAAGGAAAAGAATATTTTATTGAAGGAATTTTTCTTCAATCTGAACTGAAGAATCGTAATGGTCGTATGTATCCAGAATCAATTATGGATAATGAAGTAGGTCGTTACATTAAAGAATCTGTCGACAAAAATCGTGCCTATGGCGAACTTGGTCATCCAGATACTCCTTCCATTAATTTGGATCGTGTGTCCCACATGATTGTTAGTTTGCGCAAAGAAGGTACTAACTACATCGGCAAAGCAAAGATTCTAGAAACACCGATGGGTCAAATTGCACGAGGTCTTTTAGATGGTGGTGCAAACCTTGGAGTTTCTAGCAGAGCACTTGGTTCCCTTCAAACAAATAACGAAGGTGTTCAAATTGTTCAAGACGATTTTATGCTGTCCACTGCAGCTGACATCGTTGCCGATCCGTCTGCTCCAGATGCGTTCGTAAGAGGTATTATGGAGTCAAAAGAGTGGGTCTTTGTTGATGGAAAGTTTGTGGAACAACATATTGAGGAAGCACAGCGTTCTATTCGCAAGGCTTCTTCACGAAATCTAGAGGAAGCAAAGATTTATGCTTTCCAAAAGTTTCTGAGTAAAATCAGATAAATTATAAATAATTTAATAGAACTATCCAGTTACAGGAGAAAACGATGTCAATCGAACAAAAAATCGCTGAAATTTTGGCTGAGTCTAAGAAACTAGACGAATTCAAAGTACACGGCACAGAAGGTGGTACAGATTCAGGTAAAGATGGAGCACAAGCAGGCAATCAAGCTGTTATTCGTGATGCATCAAACAATGTACCAAATGGTGGTGAAACACCTAACCCAGATAATTCTCGCAACAATGTTGATGACGAGAAAGAAGCTGAGGGTGGTACATCTAAGAAATCAAATCCTGCTACATCCAGCGCAGTTGCTGGTGACCAAGCAGTTATTCGTACAGGTACTAGCGTTAAAGAAGATGTTGACGCATTGATGGCTGGCGAAGAACTTTCTGAAGAGTTCCGTCAGAAAGCAGAAACTATTTTTGAAGCAGCAGTTCTTAATCGTGTTAAGAACGAAGTTGCTCGTATTGAAGAAGAATTCGAAAGCAAACTAGCGGAAGCTGTTGCGAAGAATACAGAGGGAATTGTTGAGCAAGTTGATGGATACCTCGGTTATATTGCCGAGCAGTGGATGACACAAAATGAAATTGCCCTAGAGCGTGGTATGAAATCAGATATTCTTGAAGGTTTCATTGGCGGTCTGAAGAATTTATTTGAAGAGCACTATATTGATATTCCTGAAGAGAAATTCGATGTGCTTGGTGAAATGGAATCTAAGATCGATGAATTGGAAGCAAAACTTAACGAACAAGTTGCAGCTAACATTGAACTAAGCAAGACTCTTGCTGAAAGCAATCGTGCTGAAATCGTTAAGACTGTAAGTGAAGGTTTGACTGATACAGAAACTGAAAAGTTTATGTCTCTTGTTGAAGAACTCTCTTATGAAGACCAAACTAGTTTTGAAACCAAAGTAAAGACTATTCGTGAAAATTATTTCACAACTAAAGGTTCTACAGAAATTAAGTCTGTAGTTACTGATGCTCCAGTGGAAGCATTGACTGAAGAAGTTTCTAAGAAATTAGATCCAGCTATGTCTGCTTATGCTGCTCAGCTTAACAAATTAAAATAAACAAGGAAATCCAAAATGCAATCTCGTCAAGATTTAGTAAAAAAATGGGCTCCGATTCTTGAGCACGAAAGTGCTCCAAAGATTCGTGACAACTATCGTAAAGAAGTAACTGCGGTTCTTCTAGAAAACCAAGAGCGTGAAATGGCTAAACAGCGTGAAGCGTTGTTTGAAGCTGCACCAGCTAACGCTGTTGGCTCTTATGGCGACACTGGCGGTTTCGCTAAGTTTGATCCAGTAATGATCAGCTTGGTTCGTCGTGCAATGCCACAAATGATCGCTTATGATGTTTGCGGTGTACAACCAATGACTCAACCAACTGGTCTAATCTTCGCAATGAAGTCTCGTTACAGCACTCAAGGTGGTGACGAAGCATTGTTCAACGAAGCTGATACAGACTTCTCTGGTACTGGTACTCACTCTGGTGCGTATGACTTTGCTGGTTCTGAAACTACTGGTTCTGGTCTAGCAACTGCCGATGGCGAGCGTCTAGGTCAAGGTGGTGTTGGTGATGGTTCTTTCGGTGCTATGGCTTTCTCTATCGAAAAGACTTCTGTAACTGCAAAGACTCGTGCTTTGAAGGCAGAATACTCTATCGAATTAGCACAAGACATGAAGTCTGTTCATGGTCTTGACGCTGAAGGCGAATTAAGCAACATTCTCTCTACTGAGATCCTTGCTGAAATCAACCGTGAAGTTATCCGTACAA